TCTATTTGAAACTGCTTGCGCACCTGGTTCTGTACTATTGACTTCTATTTTATGAGAATAATCTGATGGTCCTAATGCTTCTTGTCGTCCACTATTTTGTGTAATTTCATAATGATGAACAGCATCTGGATTTGAATACTTGTCAGCCACATAAGTGTCAAACTGATTTTGTGTCAATGGCCAACCATAATATCTATCTGTAATATTATTTACAAGTAAAATGACCCAATGTAATTGTGAGTCACCAAAATGTTTAAATGCAATACTCTCTGGTGTGTCGCCTTCTTGTACATCATATAAATCATATAGTGAAGCCTCATTGACAATCTTTGATCTGATCTTCACTCTACGCATAAGATCAGTTACAATTTTAGGATTACCATTTCCTGTTAAATCATAATACCCTTGTGGAAAATATGAGAAATACATAATTAAAATCCTTCAGCGATTGTTTGTTTAGTCATAATCTCAGTTTCTGTAAACGTTAGATTGATTTTTGAATAAACTGGCATTGCACCTTTTTCATCACCAGCAAATGTTGTAAACACACCTTCTGGAGATTGATCTAATTCCATTGTTTTTAGTACGCATCTGGATACTCTTGGTATATATGCGTTTCTACCGTCCAAATACATATAAGTTATTTGAAACTCTGATGGCGTTACAAAATAGTTTGTTACACCTAATTCTGGTTGCATATGAAACTTGAATAAATTTATTATTTTATTTACTGCGTCAGTTTCTTTTCTATTTCTAGGCGCAAAATCAAATGTATAACTAAAATCTCTAAATGGTACAGATTTAAATACCATTTCTAAATTAGGGTTAATAGCTGTACCAGTTGTTTTAGATATGAAAGCATTTAAATCACCAAAACCTGGAATTAAACTAGCGACTGCACCTACAGCTTGTTGTCCTAGTACACCTAGTGCACCAACACCTTTATTTAAAAAGTCTTGTATAGATTTTAGTCCACCAAATTGTCCAGCAATACCTGTTTCTGCTTGTTCATAGTTTGTATTGTAAGTTGTTTTTACTTGTGGTGGAGTGTAAAGTATAATAGAATCAGATACGAAAGAGTGTGTTGGTCTAGCAGCATTAACTCCTGTAGCAACTTGTCTTATTCTATCTGATGTAATACCTTGATCTTTAATTTCTGTAACTCTACTCTTTATACCTTGTTCACTAGCAGTCTGAAACTGTCCTCCTAAACCTGAAACTTTTTTAACCTTGTCAAATATTTTCTCACCAACTACAGCTTGTTTATTAGGTACTATTCTATTTGAATTGAAAGATGTATTTTGAAAAGTTGTATCATTATTCATAATAACATCAAAAATCATATAATGACCTGTACCTAAATTAGATACATCATTAGGATAATACACTGTTCCATACTCATATGGATTTTGTTTTAAATGTTTTGTAGGTGATGTATCATCTATTTCAAGTGGTGATTTGTTTAATATCTTGGCCGCAGCAGCATTAGTTTGCGCACTATTCTTGGCAGCGTCCATAATATTATGTAACCCAACATATGCACCAGCGATACTATTTACAATGCCGCCACCACCTGTTAGATTACCTAAATTGTTTTTGACTATGTTTGATACCTTGTTAAATAAACCCATAAATACCTTTTAGATTAATAATATTTATACAGTATGAAGCGGAGTTATAAAGGTTTATATAAACCAACATATCCAAAGAAATATGTAGGTGACCCAAATAGAATAGTATATCGTTCTTTACTTGAAAGGCGTATGATGGTATATTTGGACAAAAATGATAGTGTAGAACACTGGAGTTCTGAAGAATTAGCCATAAAGTATCGTTCACCAATAGATTTAAGAGTTCACAGATACTTTCCTGATTTTATATTTAAAATGAAATCTGGTAAAAAATATATGATAGAAGTAAAACCTTCTCGTCAATGTAAACCACCTAAAACGCCAAAAAGAAAAACAAAATCATATTTAAGAGAACAGATGGAGTATATCAAAAATAAAGCGAAATGGGGTGCAGCTGAGCACTACTGTGAAGATAATGATATAGAGTTTAAAATCTTTACTGAAAAAGAATTAGGTGTTGTTTTTTAACATAAATATAAGAAATGGCAAGCATATTAGATCCTTTAGTAGATAGACAAGATGGCCAAGTAAAATCGGCTAGATGGTATCAAAACGCAGTTAGAGATATAGGGACTAGAACAACAGCAAATAAACTGATGTCCTCTGGTAAACTAACAGCAACACCATCTCAAGGATTATTGAATTTGTTTTTTTATGACCCAAAATATAAAAAGACTTTACCTTATTATGATACCTTTCCTTTAGTATTACCTTTGGAAAGAATTAAAGGTGGATTTAGTGGTATTAATTTTCACTATCTTCCTCCTTTAGCTAGATTTAGATTATTAGAAAAAATATCTGCATTTGCCACAGGAAAGAAGATAGATCAGAATATGAGATTTGATGTTACCTACGATAGTGTTAAAAATATTAGTATGGTTAAACCTACAATAAAAAAATATCTAACAACACACGTAAGAAGTAGATTTTTAAGAATAGATGCAACAGAGGCGGCAATAGCAATGTATCTACCTGTACAACAATTTAAAAAGAAATCAGATTCTTATGTTTATAGACAAGCAAGGAGTTTTATCTAATGAAAAAATGGTTCAATAAAATCATTGACAAGTTATTTGGAAAAAGATGTCAATGTGGAAAAAAGGTTAAGTAATGGCTATAATTCGTGGTGGTAAGAGAATAGGTGGTATAGACGTAAGAGTTGGGATACCTAGAGATAGAACATTGGAAAACGTAGAAAACGATCCAAGATTAAAACAAAAAGCAGGAAGTAATCCAGAAACTACAATCGGTAGATACCAAGCCTTTGTAAATGAAGCAGAAGGATTTGCGAGAAAGGCAAGATATTATGTTGAATTGAATTTACCAAAAGGGATTCCTCTAGGAGCATTCGATTTAAATGGTACTGTACCGTCAATTATAGAAGAAGGATCAGAATTATCAATTGCAGGTAATGAACAACAAGCGACTTTTAGAGATCAAACAGACCATTTGGCAATACAACAAGCAAATGCAAAGAGAGTTCAGGCGTTTTGTTCTGCATTACAAATACCTGCAAGAGAAGCAATAGAAAAAGAAATCAAACATCACGGACCAACTAGAAAGTTTATATATGATTATAAATTTGATCCTATCAATATGACATTCTATTGTGACAAGTTTTTAAGAGAAAGATCATACTTTGAAGTATGGCAACAAGCAGCATTTAGTACAACATCACATAATTTTAACTATTATGATAACTATGTATCTGATATTAACATATTTCAATTAGGAAGTTATGAAAGTAGAAATGAAAGAGATGATGTAACCTATGCAGTTAAACTATTTGATTGTTATCCTAAAATATTATCTCCACTTGATTATTCAGGTGAAACAAATGAAGTACAAACTTTCAATGTAACCTTAAGTTACAGATATTGGATTAATTATTTCATAGACAGAAGTGGTAATATTGAATTAGGTGAATCAGATTTTAGAGATCCAACTGTAAAAAGTAAATATGGTGCTTTTGGAAGTTTCTTAAATAAACTACCTCCTGAATTAAGAAGAGCAGGTAGAGATGTATTGGAGAATTTAAAACGAAGAATCCCAATTGGTGGAATTACAGGTGGAAGAGCCTTTCCTCCTTTTGGAAATTTCCCTCCATTAAATATTTAATATATAATTGTAAAAAAGGAGTAAATTATGTTACCTAAAGTTGAAGTTCCAACCTACGAGATAACTTTACCATCTACCGATCAAAAAATTAAGTTTAGACCTTTTTTGGTTAAGGAAGAAAAGTTATTGTTGATAGCGATGGAATCAAAAGACGAAAAGATGATGGTTAATACTATCAAAGACATTGTGAGTGCTTGTACTTTCAATGCAGTAAATGCTAGTGTGTTACCACTGTTTGATATTGAATATATTTTTTTAAATATCAGAGCAAAATCAATTGGTGAAATAGCAAAATTTAAAGTTATCTGTCCAGATGACAATAAAACATATGTTGATGTAGAAATTGACTTGACAAAAGTTGACGTACACGTTGATGATGACCACACAAATAAAATTGTTTTAGATGAAAAAAGACAATTAGGAATGGTACTAACTTATCCAACGCTAGATACAGCTAAAGTGGGTGAAAATATAGAAAATGCGCAAGTTGACACAGTATTTAAAATACTAATTAACAGCATAGATCATATTTTCGATGGCGAAAAAGTATATTCAGCGAAAGATAGTACAAAAGATGAATTAAGAGAGTTCATTGAAAGTTTACCACAAGAATCATTTATTAAACTTAAAAAGTTCTTTGATGGTATGCCTAAACTAAAACACGTTGTTGAAGTAACAAATCCTAATACAAATGTCAAAAGTAAAGTGACATTTCAAGGATTACAAGATTTTTTCGAATAAGCCTTACCCATAATAGCCTAGAGGCCTATTACGAAACCAATTTTGCGTTGATTCAACATCATAAATATTCATTATTTGAGATTGAACAAATGATACCTTGGGAGAGGGACATTTATGTGAGTATGTTAGTAAATCATATAAAAGAAGAAAACGAGAGAAGAATAAGAGAGGAAATCAAGTAATGGAAGACAAAGTAACAAAAAAAGTTAATGTGGAATTAGAAGTTGACACGTCAGTTAAAGATTTAGGTCCTAATCCATATGCTAAATTAATACATCTAGCTAGAGCTGTTGACAGCTGGAGAATATTTCCAAGAGTATTCATATCAACATACATCTATTTACTATACAAAGTAGTAATCTGGTATATGAATATACCAAGTCCTACTATGGAACAAAGTGGGTTAGTATCAATCGTTGTTGGTGCTGGAGCAGCATGGTTTGGTTTATATACAGGTAGTAGAGCAAAATCGGACAATAAAAAATAATTATGGCTGAAGAATTTACAGTAGAACAACAACAAATGGAAGAACAAAAACAAAGCTTCCTTAAACAGTTAACTGAATCGTTCACTCAAAAAATAGATGAAACTGATTTAAAAAAATCATTAGAATCTATATCTGAATCTATACAAGCAGTTACAAGTAAATCTGTAAGTTCTGTTGTTCAAGCAGCAATACCAGATATATCCAGAGAATTACAACAAATATCAGA